TGACCCGTGCCGAGTTCCTCAAGCGGATCTCCGGCACTTTCGAGACCTTTAACAAGGAGATCTTCGATGCATAAGAACCTGTCCCGTCTTCAGGTCGCCCAGTCCATGGACATCGACTTCATCTTGGACATCGGCAACAACTTCTACACCCTTGTCTACGACTGCAAGTTCACGCCCATTCACGATAAGGGCGTACTCGTCAGCGTTGAAACTGCGGCGACCATGATCCGTGCTACCCGTCTGTCTGCAAGCGGCGAAAAGGAGTGGTACTACGGCGACAACAAGCCGCAATGGCTGATCGACTTCGTGGATGACCACATGGACGAGATCGAAAAGCCTCTTCGTGAGAAGATCGAACGGCACTCCGAACAGTTCTTCTCTTGACAAGATCTGATTCTCGACTAGTATTCACCTTGTCGGAGGCGTTCTCCGGCACAACACAAACCGTTCTAGGATCCTAGAACAGACTCGAAAGGATTGAGCAATGGAACTCAGCATCACCCTGTCTCCCGAATCGATTCGCGTCCTCAAGGAGGCCGTGGTCCCGCAAGAATCGCCGCTCTTCGGCCCCAATGTGGAGCCCGACGCGATTGCCGAGAAGGTGGTTGAGCAGTTGGGCTACGCCGAACTGGCCGACCACATTGACATGGCCGAACTCTCCTCCGAGATCGATATGAGCAGTCTTGCCTCGGAAGTGTCGGACAACATCAGCATGAGGGATCTGGCCGACGAGATCGATGTCGATTGGGAGTCCATCGCAGGCTACATGGACCTCTCCGATGTCGCCTCCGAGGTTGCCGACAAGATCGATACCGAGGATGTTGCCACGCTTCTTGTGGACAAGATCGATATGTCTGACCTCGCCCTTCGTGTTTCGGAAGAGATCGACATGGACAAGTTGGTTGAGTCCGTGCCCGCGCAGGCCATCGCCCTCCATCTCGTCAAGCACTTCGTCAACAATGGCGAGTTCCGTGACTGCTTCGTGGATGCGCTGGTCGAGCGACTCGCCGAAAATCTGAAGATCTGATCCTTTCAGAGCCCACGGTGGGGCGCGCATACCGTGGTCTACCCAATCACGCGCACCGCTATTGACAACTCCATAACTTCGACTAATATGCACACATGGAGAAATCTTCTTTCCTGATCACGGACTCCATCGCGCAGGTCTTGGAATATGACAAGACTGGCGACAAGGAGTCGGCTCTCAACTTCGCTTCACTCGTTGTGTGGCGAATCACCCAGTACGGATCGTGGCTGACTGAAGGCGAAATCCTGCTGATTGACAGGTGTCTTAAGTTCAAGCCTCGCCGTCGCAAGACACTCTAGGATCCTAGAAAGGTAACGCAATGACTACGACTCTTCTCGCTCGTACCCCCCGCAAGACTTACCGTGACATCAAGGACATCGCGTCCATCCCCGTGCCCGCCGCCACCGACACCTACTGCCCCGTCGCACAGAGCGAACTGTGGGACTCGGTGCAGCGGGCGTTCACGACCTATGGTTACCGCATCGACGGCGAACTCCATCAGGTTCACCGCAAGAAGCCGCTGTTCGTGAGCAGCATGGATGTTCACCACGACCGCATCTCGGACATGGGCGGCAGCGTCAAGTGGACGGTGGCTGTGATGAACTCCTACGACAAGTCCTGCTCGGCCCGCATCATCTTCGGTGGCCGTGTGTTCGTGTGCAGCAATGGACTGATCATCGCTGATCGCGTCCTGCGTACCAAGCACACGACCCATGTGTGGGACCGCCTGCCCGCCCTGATCGCTTCTGCCGCCGATGCGTTCGAGGCCGAGGTCAACAAGTATCAGGAGGAGCAGAACCGACTCAAGGAAGTGGTCACCACGACGGCAGATCTGTCGGTGTTCACCGTGAACATCGCTCGTCAGGGCATTCTGCCAAAGTCGAAGATGCTGGACTTCTACGAGGAGGTCTGCAATCCGTCGTTCGACTACGGCACTAAGCCGCTCAGTCTGTGGAACTACCAAGCCGCATTCACGCACTTGGCCAAGACCATGAACCCGGTCGAGCGTCCCCGTGCAGTCATGTCCTTCGACAAGGCTGTTCGTGATGTCTACGCATTGGCCTGATACCATGGGGGTCGCCGCTAGTCACGGCGTTCTCCTTCCTTTCGAGCCCCCCGTATCCGTAATTGGATATGGGGGGTTTTTATTTGTGCTATACTTCCGTCTAGGATCCTAGAATGCGCCAAGACAAACTCGACAAGGAAATGGTGGAACTGGGTAGGCAGCGTTATGCAAGCCGAAAGGCCAAGGCCACCGAGTTGACCGCAGAGAGCAACACGATCCCGGGCCGGATGTTGCTCAATCGCTGCACCACGGAACTGACCCGGGAGATCACCGCATGGATGGCCAAGGCATCCACGGGTCCGGGCAAGCGTCATCGCTGTCTGCAATTTCTCGAGCAAATCACGCCAGAAAAAGCAGCAGTCATCGCATCCAAGGTAGTCATCGATGCCCTGTCAGCCGAACGAATGCTGACGGGCACTTGCATTGCTGTTGGTCGGGCACTTGAAGACGAGATCCTTCTCGCTGAACTAGCCGAGGAACAGCCCGACTTCCTGCGTACCATTCAGAAGAAGACATTCAAGCGGGTCGGTCAGAAGTTCAAGCGTCGATTCGCCCGAGAAGCAGCCAAGGCCGTGGACCTCGTCACCAAGCGTTGGACCAAGTCCGATGCGCTTGCCGTTGGCTTGCTGCTCATTGAACTGCTCAGCAAGAGTACGGGCATCGTTGAGATCATCACCAAGTTGAATGCTCGGGGCCGTCGCTACTGCGTGATCCAAGCGTCCAAGGATATCCGTGAGTGGGTCAAGTCCTGCCACGAATACCACGAAACGCTGGAGCCCATGTTCTTGCCGATGATAGCGAAGCCGCTTGAGTGGCGGAACCCGTGGATCGGCGGCTATGCATCCATGGAATGGAAGCCACGGCCATTGGTCAAGAGTCGGTCCAAGGTCTACCAAGCATCGCTGGCTACTTCCATGCCCGCTGCTGTGTATTCAGCAGTCAACTTCGTGCAGAATACGCCATGGGTGATTGACCATCAGACCATGGATCTTGTCAAGGAATGCTGGAAGGATGGCATCTCCATTGATGGTCTGCCTCCGTCCCGTGATGAGGAACTTCCAACCAAGCCAATCAACATCGACACGGATCAACAGGCCCGTCGTGATTGGCGCAAGGCCGCAGCCAAGATCCATTTCCTGAACGAGTCATACGAGTCGCAGCGGCTGTTGACCCTGAAGTCGCTGTTCGTTGCAGACAAGATGGCTGGCCAGTCGCGCATCTGGTTTCCGCATCAGTTGGACTTCCGTGGCCGAGGTTATCCGCTACCGCTCTTCTTGCATCCGCAGGGCGTGTCCTATGCCAAGGCCATGCTGCGGTTTGCTGACGGGGCCCCGCTCCGCACCGACGCTGAACAGTTTCCTCTGTACATTCAGGTGGCCAACAAGTTTGGTGTGGACAAGTTGCCGCTGAAGACCCGTGTTGCATGGGTTGAAGAGAATCGCAGGCAGATCGAACAGATTGGCCGTGGCGATCTTGATGGCGGCCTGTGGCGTTATGCGGATGAGCCCTTTGCCTTTGTGGCCGCCTGCCGTGAGATCACCGGGTTGTGGTCGCATGGCTCCGGCTTCGTAAGCAGCCTGCCTATTGCTATGGATGCCACGACGCAGGGCTTGCAGATCTATTCCATGCTGCTGCGTGATCCGGTGGCAGGTCTTGCAACCAATGTGCTTCCTTCGGACAAGCCATCTGATCCTTATCAGTTTGTTGCAGACAAGGTGAAGATCAGGCTGGTGAACTCCAACGATCCTATGGCCGCACAAATCCTTGAGTTTGGAGTGGACCGCACCACCACCAAGCGTCAGACGATGACCCTGCCGTATGGGCTGACCCTGCATTCCTGCATTAATTACACTCGGGAATGGTTGGAGGAGAAGGTTCGCAAGACGGGCCACAATCCTTTTGGTCTTGAAATGTACAAGCCCGTGGCTTTCTTGGGCAAGATCATCTGGGAGTCCATCGGAGATGTCGTTGGCTCGGCTCAGCGCGGCATGGATTTTATCCGTGGATGCATGGGTGTTCTGATCGACAACGATGTCACGCCGTATTGGAACACCCCCATCGGCTTCCCCGTGCGTATGCGCTACGAGAACTACGACATTGTCACGGTGTCCACGCGCATCGGAGCCAAGGCCAAGGTCCTGTCTCTGCGTCAGGAGAACGGAATCCAGTCCAAGCGCAAGGCTCTCAATGGCGGCCCCGCCAACTACATCCACTCTTTGGATGGCTTTGGTGGGCTGCTGGGCCACACGGTCAATCTGTGTGCGGCCAACGGTGTCAACCATCTCGGTTCAGTCCACGATCAGATCCTGTGTCTTGCTGCGGATTACATGAAGGTTTCTTCCTGTGTCCGAGAGGCCACGGTTGACATATTTTCACGAGATTTGTTGACCGAATTCCGCAATGGGGTATTGACAATGTTGCCTTCGTCGGCTAATCTGCCCCCTGTTCCAGAGTACGGTTCTCTGGACATTTCAAAGGTACGGGATTCTGACTACTACTTCAATTAGTCTAGGATCCTAGATAGGAGAACTCACATGAGTGCTATGAAGAACAAGTTCGTTCGCATCACGACTCCGGTTGGCACGGCCATCTACCCCCGTCTGACCACGCCCGACACGAAGTTCGACAAGGACGGTGTGTACAGCGTGGATCTGGAGATGGATGCCACGGATCCGCTGGTTGCCCAGTTCCTCTCGGGTCTGAACAAGGCCGCCGACGAGGCGTACAAGTCGCTGTGCGAGAGCAAGGGCGGCAAGAAGTTGAAGCGGGCCCCGATGCCGATCAAGGATGGGGAGAACGACATGATCCGCATCAAGTTCAAGTTGAAGGCCAAGGCTGGCAACGACGAGAAGTCATGGACCCAGAAGCCCGCGATCTTCGACGCACAGGGCATGGCAATCCAGAGCCCGCCGAATGTCGGCTCGGGTTCCAAGATCAAGGTGGCTTTCGAGGTCGTGCCGTTCTTCACCGCCATGGTTGGAGCGGGTGTGAGCCTCCGCATGAAGGCCGTGCAGATCCTTGATCTCAAGGAGTACACCCCCGGCGACCGATTCGATGCCTATGGGTTCACGGCTGATCCCAATGGATTCGTGGCGCAGCAGACTGCGACCGAGGCGACCACGGACACCGATACGGACAATGACTTCTGATGAAGATTGTCCTGTGGGTCGATCCCGTGCCTGCATCTAGGCCGCGAGTTTCGCGCCGAGGTTTTGCGTACTACGGAAAGACCTACGAACGGTTCCGCCGAGAGTCAAAGGCAGCCCTTGCGGCCATGAAAAAGCCCAAGGGCTGCCCTCTCTCTGGGCCGCTTAAGGTGAAGATTGCTTTCTACTGTCGGTCGCCAAAGAAGCCATCAAACATCTGGCCTGTTGGCGACATCGACAACCACATCAAGTCGATCCTAGACTCGCTCAATGGATGGGCGTGGAACGACGATGTCCAGATCATGTGCATCGAAGCCACCAAGCAGTACGGCAGAGATCCACGAATCGAAATCGAATGGGAAGAACACTATGACCAGCCACAACGAATCGGAGTTCGTCCAGCATGAGCCTTGCCCCGCTTGCGGCAGCAAGGACAACCTAGCCCGCTACACGGATGGCCACGGCTACTGCTTCGGGTGCAAGCACTACGAGAATCCCACCGGAACGATTGAGGTATCTGACCTTCCCAGAAGGACAGATCTGATTCCGATTGAGTATGCCGCCCTCAAGAAGCGCGGGATCACCGAAGAGACTTGTCGCTTCTTCAAGTACGGCATCGGCCAGTTCAAGGGCCAGACGGTTCAGGCCGCCCAGTATGTGCGTGATGGCGAAGTCGTTGCACAGAAACTGCGGTTTCCCTCCAAGGACTTCATCAGCATCGGAGACACCAAGTCGCTTCCGCTGTATGGGATGCATCTTTGGCGCGACGGTGGCCGCATGGTCACGGTTGTCGAGGGAGAGATTGATGCGCTCACCGTGAGCCAACTCTTCGGCAACAAGTGGCCCGTCGTGTCTGTTCCTACGGGAGCGGCGGGTGCGCTGAAGTCGTTCCAGTCGAACCTTCAATGGCTTGAGAAGTTCGATTCCGTCGTGATCATGTTCGATGATGATGAGCCGGGGCGAAAGGCTGCGAAGGAATGCGCCATGCTCCTGACTCCCGGCAAGGCCAAGATTGGGACGATCCCCAACTTCAAGGATGCCAACGAAGCCCATATGGCGGGCGAAGGAAAGAAGGTCATTGATGCTGTCTATGGTGCGAAGGCTTATCGACCAGATGGTGTTGTTCTCGGCGTTGATCTCTGGGACACCGTCAACGAAGACGATGCCAACGATTCGACTCCCTATCCATGGGCGGCCCTCAACGAGAAACTCCTCGGCATCCGCAAGGGGGAACTGGTTGTACTCACCTCGGGTACTGGTATTGGAAAGTCATCCGTGTGCAGAGAGATGGTCTGCCATCTCATTCGATCTGGCAAGAAGGTCGGCCTGCTCATGCTGGAAGAATCAGTCAAGCGGACAGCCCGCAATCTCATGGGAATTCACATCAACACCCCACCCTACTTTTGGGAAGATCGTGGAATCTCTGAGGAACAGAAGCGAGAGGCGTTCGATGCGACCGTGGCGAAGGTTGTACTTTTCGACCACTTCGGTTCCGTCGATCCAGAGAACCTCTTGGCCCGAACGCGGTACATGATCAAGTCGTGCGGCTGTGACTACATCTTCCTTGACCACCTGTCCATCGTTGTGTCTGGGCTTGGTGATGGGGACGAGCGCAGGCTGATCGACAACGCCATGACCTCGCTGCGTTCGCTTGTTGAGGAAACACAGGCGGCCATGTTCGTCGTGTCCCATCTTCGCCGTCCTGATGGCGACCGCGGACATGAGGAAGGCGCAACCACCTCGCTGGCTCAACTGCGTGGATCTCATTCGATTGCCCAGTTGGCCGATGCGGTGATCGGGCTGGAGCGCAACCAGCAGGGCGAGAATCCCAATGAACTGGTGCTGCGGGTGCTGAAGAATCGCTTCACGGGAGACACCGGAATTGCCGGGATGCTGCGCTACTTCAAGGAAACTGGACGGCTGTCCGAGATCGAAATGGAGATGAACGATGAAATCTGACAATCTGGATGCTCTGGCACTAGACCGAGCCATTCATATGATTCAAATCCTTACCGCCGACCTTGATAAGGCAATTCAAGAGCGTGACGAGGCGAGGCGGGAACTTGAGCGACTCTACGATGAGAAGTTCAGGGGCAACGGTGCGCTGGACTTGCTTGCGGATCTAGACGAGGAGTGTGGACTGTGAGCAGCATGGCCATTGGTGTTTGGCTCATTGACTGGATGGGTACTGACGATTCCGTGGTCAACGCTGCGCGTGTCTCTTTCGATAAGGAATCCTCTTCCTATACGAAGGAGCAGAACGACCGCTTGATTGTGTATCTGGCCAAGCATGGCCATTGGTCGCCATTTGCACATACCTCCTTGTCGTTCCGAATCAAGGCTCCGATCTTTGTTGCTCGACAACTGGCCAAGCATCAAGTCGGTCTTGCGTGGAATGAAGTGAGCAGGCGTTATGTCCACACCAATATCGAAATGTGGACTCCAGAAGGTTTCCGAAAGGCAGCACCAAATGTCAAGCAGGGAAGTAGCGATGAAATGGTTCAGAATGAGCGACTTCGCCAAGACTATTCCTATGCGACTAGTCTTGCGATACGCACATACGAGAACCTTCTTCAACAAGGTGTCTGCCCGGAGCAAGCCAGAGCCGTCCTCCCCCAAGGTCTACTTACTGAATGGATCTGGACAGGATCTCTCTACGCCTTCTTTCGCGTGGTTTCCCAACGAACAACTTCTCATGCTCAGCGTGAAACAAGAGATGTGGCAGAACGGATTTCTCTTAATTGCCAAAGCCAATTCCCAGTAAGTTGGCAGGCACTCATGGAGTCTCGGAATGATCACTAGATCAATGAAACGGATTGTCCTGAGCATCATCGAATCCTCGCGGGAGACGGTCGATGCATGGAACAAGTACGGAAAGAACTCATCAGCCCGCAATAGGTCGCAAGTACTGAAGTCTCTTGAACGACTGGAGCAAGCCGTCAATCGGCTGGATCGGATCAAAGATGCGTAAGCGAAGCCTGACTGAAGATCAAGTCATCCAGATCAAGGAACTTGGAAAGACTTCGATTAAGCGCGTTGAGATCGCTCGGCAGTTCAATATAAGTCCACAACTTGTTTCCACGATAATCCGCTATGGCTATGACTGCCGTCCCAACTGGGCAGACAAGATGCCAAAAGAAGAGAAGACATCGTGGGAAGCCCTTGCGCGTAAGTACACGGAACTGTATCCTGATGATCCACTTACTGGTCAGCGTGTGAAAGAGATACACGATATGGCTATGAAGAAGATCCGGGCTTACTTTGACGAACTTGGGCTGACGGAAGACTGTTTCTAGGATCCTAGACAAGGAGAACGCAATGAAGGTTTACTTCGACATCGAAACGAATGCGATCAACGACTGGCTCAACCTAACCGATCTCAAGCAGATCCTGTGCATGGCCGTCAGTATTGATGGCGAGGATCCACAGATTGTGGACATCAAGGATGGCCTGACGCTGTTGCAGAATGCTGACGAGATCATTGGACACAACATTCAGTCCTTTGATATCCCGGCACTCAAGCGGCTGTATCCCAACTTCGTCCCTGCCCGCATGGTGGACACGCTGCTGACTGCGCGGCTTCTGTATGCCGATCAGCGTGAACGCGACTTCCAGATCAAGGACTTCCCAAAGGAACTGATCGGGAGCCAGTCTCTTGGTGCGTGGGGTGTGCGATTGAATGCAGCCAAGGCCAAGGCTCCGGGTTTTGACCATGACTCCGACGAACTGCGGGAGTACTGCAAGCAGGATGTCCGGGTCACCGTGGCTCTGTACAAGTACCTCATGGAGCATCCGGCCATGCCTGCGGCACAGCGGGCCATCGACCTTGAGCATGACTTTGCTGCAATCATCCGTGAGCAAGAGAAGGTCGGCTTCCCGTTCAACATGGAAGCGGCTCAGCGGCTGCACAGCGACCTTCTGATGGAGAGCCATCAGATTGAGAAGGATCTTCAAGTCATGTTTCCTCCCGTGGTCATTGAGCGCATTTCTGAAAAGACTGGGAAGAGACTGAAGCCGAAGATTGATGCTTTTAATCCCGGCAGTCGGCAACAGATCGCTCAACGGCTCAAGGATGCCCATGGATGGGAACCTGTGGAGTTGACTCCTGACGGCAAGCCCCGCGTGGATGAGGCTGTACTGGCTACGCTGACCTATCCCGAGGCCAAGGCCCTCAGCCGTTACCTGACGATCCAGAAGCGTCTGGGCCAACTGGCTGATGGAGACGAGGCTTGGATGAAGGCCGTGGCTTCTGATGGCCGCCTGCATGGCCGGGTGAACACCAACGGGGCCATCACCGGGCGTTGCACCCACCGTAGCCCCAACATGGCGCAGATCCCAACGGACAAGGAATACCGCAGCCTGTTCGTTCCCTCCAAGGGCAAGGTGCTTGTCGGGGCCGATGCTTCTGGTCTGGAACTCCGCTGCCTCGCCCATTTCCTCGGCAAGTACGACGGAGGCGCATACTGCAAGGCCGTGGTTGATGGGGACATCCATTGGACCAATGCCATCGCCTTCGGCCTGACCTCGGATACCGTGCAGGACAAGTCAAACCCTGCCCACAAGGCTGCTCGTAATCAGGCCAAGGGGGCCATCTATGCCCTGATCTATGGGGCTGGAAACGAGAAGTTGGGCATGGTGCTTGGTGGCAACAAGAACACCGGAGCCAAGGCCCGCAGGAACTTCGAGGCTAAGGTCCCGGCATATCTGCGGCTCAAGGAGGATGTCTCGCTGGCTCTGTCCACCAAGGGGTTCCTGCGTGGGCTGGATTCACGACCTCTGTATCCCCGGTCGGAACACGCTGCCCTGAACACGCTGCTCCAGTCTGCTGGTGCGGTGGTGATGAAGCAGGCTTGTGTGAATGCGTGGCGCGTTGTGGAAGACCCAATGAAGAATGGAGTTGAACAGGTTGCCTCCGTGCATGATGAGTACCAGTTCATGGTTTTCCCGAACTACGCAGAGAAACTGGGTAACATTCTCGTATGCGCTATTCGCAAGGCAGGCGAGGATTTCGACTTCCGATGCCCTCTGGACGGAGAATTCCGCGTGGGGGCCAACTGGGCCGAAACACATTGAATGCGTATGCCGCTGGACTGCTTGATGGTGAAGGGTGTGTCCGATGGAACAGAACACCCGCCATCGAAGTCACCAACAAGCACCGCGGCATTCTCGTTCAGATGCAGGACAAGTGGGGCGGGAGCGTTCGTCTCAAGGACGATGCCGTTTATGTATGGACGCTCTGCGGCGCGAAGGCTCTCGCCTACTTGGCCTGTGTCAGTCGTTACTCGGTGATCAAGCATCCTCAGATCGTTGAGTTGTTTAAGGCTGCGCGTTCAACAGGACGAACGCGGGACCAGCACATCAAGAACCTGAAGAGACTCAAGAATGTCTACACCCATTGAATTCATGGAGACCGATGAACTGATTCACGAACTCAAGAAGAGGTTCGATGAGATGCTCTTCATCGGATATCAGGCCAAGAAAAAGAACGAAGACAACTACAGCATTTCAGTCAAGTCTACGCTCCACGGTTCTTACGGATTGATTGAAGTTCTGACTCGGGCAACGGATGCCCATGCGGAGGATTGAATATGGCAAAGAGAACGCTGCTGATTGATGGCGATATCCTGATCTATTCAATCTGCTCTGCTGCGGAATATGTAGCACGGTTTGACGAGGACACCGATGTCGCTTTCTGCAATGTCCATGAAGCCCTGAACACCTGTATTAAAGTCTTGACGGAGTGGAAGGATCGGATGGAAGCGCAGGATGTTGTCGTTGCCTTCTCCGGTTCATCCAACTTTCGTAAGATCGTGTATCCGGCTTACAAGGCTCATCGCAAGTCCTGTCGTAAGCCCTGCGGGTATCGCCCTGTCAAGGAGATGCTCGGTCGGTCCTATACCTCTGTAGAGCAGCCGACGCTGGAGGGCGACGATATCCTCGGTATCCTTCAGACCTCTGGCAAGTACGAGGCATCCGTCGTAGTATCTTCCGACAAGGATCTGAACTGCATCCCGGGACTGCTGTGGAATCCCGACAAGGACGAACAGGCCCGGACCATCACGGTTGAGGAGGCGGATCGGTACTGGCTGATGCAGACGCTCACCGGAGATAAGACCGATGGCTACCCCGGGCTGGATGGGGTTGGCCCGGTGACTGCCCAGAAGATCCTCAAGAAGGGGACTTGGGAAGAGGTTCTTGGCGCATACCAGAACGCTGGTTTCAACGAAGAATATGCCCTTACTCAGGCCCGCTGCGCCCGGATCCTGCGTACTGGCGAATATAATTGGGACACCAAGGAGGTTAACCTATGGACACCATGAATCGCAGCCGTCTACTCGCCATCCACAAGGAACTGACCGATGAAGCGCGAAATCTTTCGGAGCGCAAGAATCACGACTACTCGGGAGGTAAGGACGATACTCATCCGTTTCTCAATTTCACCCGTTGTGAGGCAATGGGAATCTGTAAGACCGAAGCCGGGATCCTCGTCCGCCTGACCGACAAGATGTCCCGCCTCTCGACCTTTGTTACTACAGGTGAGTTCAAGGTTAAGGACGAGGCCCTGCGGGACACCGTTCTGGACATCATTAACTACGCAATCATCCTGTACGCCTATACCCAGAGCCAGAAGAACCATGAATGAAGGCGTTTCTAAGGATCTTTTTCCTCCAACCATCACGGATGAGTTGATGGAGTTTCTGGACCAGACTTTTCCAGAACGCTGTGCAGAACTCAATGAGACTGAGCGACAGATCTTTTGGCGTTCAGGCCAGCGTTCTGTGGTCGATTTCCTAGCCCGTATCTACGAGGAACAAAACGACAATGTGCGCCGCAAACATTAAGGCTCCTAAGCCGCCCCCGCCGATCAATCTCCCT